ATTATGATTAGCAACAAGGCAAAAAGCATAAGTAGCAATACGCACATAGAAAAATCATTATATACTGGAAAAAAAGGCGAATATAATTTTGAAGAAATATGCAAAAAGTATAACTGGGAATGCAGAAAATCAACAGAAAAGGAGAACATATATAGTCACATTGATTTCTATTTGTTCAATATGGGGGTTGATGTAAAAGGCTTAAAAGAATCGCATAAACATAATGAGGTTATAGTGGAATTTAAAAATGTGCAAGGTTATTCAGGTTGGTGCAGCGCAGAATCAAAAGCAAAATTAATAGCGTTTGAATTTTTATATTTTTTTGTTTTGGTAAAAAAACAAGATCTTTTAGATTATTGCAGAAAAAATGTCGTCAAAGAATATGTGCAAAATTTTAAAGACTGTTACAAAAAATTGTATCAAAGAAAAAACAGAAAGGATTTAATGACTAAATTAAATTTATCCGATTTGAAAAAATTAAAAACCTATATAGAGATATTGAAATAAATATATATCAGGCAAAAGACGAAAGCATTAAAAGAATAATTTGCATAAGAGCATAAGATTAATTAATTTTATATCACTAACAATTAAAATCGTATTATGAAAGGAGAACCTATTGAGGTTTCGGCAACCGCTGGAATCTTATCAATCAAAATTCAAGACAGAGAAATAATCAACGAGCGCATCGGAGACAAACATCTTTTTGACTTAACTTATGCCGAGGCAATAACCTACAAAGAGGCTTTTAATGCAGCATCATTATCTTGCTCTCAAGAAGGAGACCATAGAGGAGCGAAGGAAATGAGAGAAAGTTACAACAACTTCAGAAGATACATTGCGCACTATGAACAAGCGCAGAAATTTACAAACCAAAATCAATAAACACGTTATGAATAAATTAATCGAAAGGCTTGGAGAAATCCAACAGCAACTGAAAGCGCCAAAGAATCAGTATAATAGTTTTGGCAAGTACAAATATCGCTCATGCGAGGACATTATGGAGGCTGTAAAGCCTTTACTCAATGGCTTAGTATTGAACCTTACCGATGAGGTTAAGGAAGCCGCTGGATGTATGTATGTGGAAGCGACTGCAATGATAACAGACGGCAATAAAGTTCAAGCGGTAAAAGCGCAAGCTGGTATTGACATCAATCGCAAAGGAATGGATATTGCGCAGAGCTTTGGATCCTCATCCAGTTACGCAAGGAAGTACGCACTCAACGGATTATTCTTAATAGATGATACAAAGGATGCTGACTCTACGAATACCCACGGAAAGACGAAAGAGAAAAAAAAGCTAAACGCTGCTAACTTCAAGGCTGCCTTAGAAATGATTGCGAATGGAGAGTACACAGCAGAGAAACTCAAAGAAAATTACGCATTAACCAATAAACAACTTGCAGAGTTATGAAAGATTTTAAGATAAGATGCTCCGCAATTGGTAAGATAATGCCTAACAGCCGAACAAAAGGGCAATTGAGCAAGACCTGTCAAGGCTATTTAGAGGAATATGCAATCGAAAATATGTACGGATATAGCAAAGATGTATGGAGCAAAGCCATTGATAAGGGTATAGCGGTTGAGGATGCAAGTATAGAGCTTGCCGAGGAGGTTCTAAAGATGGGATTCATGTATAAGAACGAGGAGTATTTCGAAAATGAATACTTAACTGGAACGCCTGACGTGCTGAATGAAGACTTTGTACTCGATGTAAAAAGTAGTTATGATGCGACAACCTTTCCGTGGTTTAAGAAAGACATACCGAACAAGGACTACTATTACCAGCTTCAGGGATACATGGAGCTTACAGGAAGACGAAAAGCCTACCTTGTTTATTGCTTAGTAGATACACCGAGCGATATTGTAGAGGATGAGGTTAGAAGAGTCCATTACAAGCTCAAAGAAATAGAAGATAACCCAATTGTAAGAAACGCGGTAGAAATGCAACATAACTTTGAGAGAGTACCAAAGGAGCAGAGAATAAAATGCTATGAGATTGATTACGATCCTGAAGCAATCGAAAAGATTTACAACCGAGTTAAGGAATGCCGAGAGTATTACGAGACATTAATTCACGAACAATTTAAAATAGAATCGATATGAATGTAAAAGGAAGATTACACCTAAAAGGGGAAACCCAGCAAATCAGTCAAAAATTTGCAAAGAGAGAATTTGTAATTGAAACGGAGGATAAATATCCTCAATTGGTTTCATTGCAGCTAACTCAAGATAAATGCTCTCTCCTGGATGAGTACGAGGTTGGCGATGCAATTGATGCTGACATAAACATTAGAGGCAGAGAATGGACTTCCCCAAAAGGCGAAGTAAAATATTTCAATACTCTGGAGGCATGGAGATTTAACCGAGCTGAAGACGATGAGGTTTCCTACGAAAGCAAGGAAGCAGATGACATCCCTTTTTAATACGAGGGTAATTGTGAGTAATTAGCCGAGCAGAAATGTTCGGCTTTTTAATGATTAAAAAATTATCACTACATTTGATTAGATTCTAAACAATGGAGTGGATTGTAAAAGTTCAAGAAAAACACCAGGAGTATATAACTTTTATAAGGTGGCTTGGGGAAATTGTTTACGCTGAAGATATAGTACAGGAGTTTTATATTAAGCTAATGAAGTATAGCAATGAGGATAAAGCATTGTACGATGATAAGCCGAACATGGTTTATTTATTGAAAGTTTTGAAGTCGCTTTTCAATGATTTTGTAAAGCAAAAAAAGAAAATTAAAAAGGTGGATATTACAGAATTTGCTTTGTCGGTTGATTATGACTATTACCAAACTGAGGATCCCAGCGATTTTTACCTTGATATTATTAAAGAGGCTTGTAATTGGCAATATTTTGACAAAAACCTATTTGAATTATACACAGGAATAAAAGACGTAAATAGAGCTGGCTTATTAAGCATGAGGCAAATATCTCAAGGCAGTGACATCAGCACAAAGACGATATTTTATAGTTTAAAACAATCCAAAAAGATAATCAAAGAAAAATTTAAAGAAAGATATTTTGATTATATGGTTGATATTAATAGTAAAAAGGTTAATTCAATAAAGTTAGAGGATTTAAAGAATGAAAATTACAAAGATGACGGAGAGCATTGCAATTAAAAAAAATGAGCAAAAACATATTTGAAACACATTTGACAAATAAGCTTTGGAAAAAAAAGTACCAAGGTAAAATACTAAATCCAGCAAAAACATGGAGGACTAAATCAATTATGCATATTATGGGGCATAAAGACGAACCATATTATAAAACAGAAAAGGAAATGCTTGAGGATAAAATATACAACTTTGCATCCTTGAGCGAATCAGAGAAAGGAATATACAAAAAACTAAAAGACGATGAGTATCGAAAATCAAATATTTAACCATTACAGAGAACAACAAGCAAAGATCCAGGAAAGCATTAAGCTTCTGGAGGAACACGGATACATAGTTCAAAAGCAAGAGGATACCAGACCAATATATCGAACCAAATACATCAAGCAAGAGATACGCAGATTAAAAAGCAAACTTGTAGGCAACCTAAAAGCGGATACACAAACGCAAAAGGAGATTGATGTAATGGAATCGCTTTTGTGCATTTAAATAAATAAGATGAAACCACAATACGAAGTAAAGCGCATCATCAATATTTTCAAGTATAAAATAATCATATTCAAAAAATTAGGAAATGAGTAAAACAACAAAAAAACGGAAGCCAAGAAAGCAACCCAAAAAAGGAGTCGGAGATATAGTAGAGGAGGTATTGGAAAAGACAGGAGCTGCAAAGGTGGCAAAGTTTATTTTAGGCGAGGACTGCGGATGCGATAAACGTAAGGAGAAGCTCAACGAGTTATTTAGAAACACAAAGCAGCCTGATTGCTTACTGGAAGACGAATACAATTGGCTAAAGGAATGGTTTGCAAAAGGATCCACAACTTACCGCCCAAGTGAAAGAGACCAAATGATAAAAATATACAGCCGTATCTTTAGAGTAAAAACAAACGCAACAAA